AGTTTTATATTTATTATTCAATTCTGAATATATCAACATATTATCTACAAATGATTTTATTACAAATGTTTCGTCTGAAGAACCAAACGAATCGCCATAATCTTCATATTCTCCAACTATATCTTCTAGGGATAATACTACAGCAGTGGTGTGACACAACCCATCATCAGTTGGGAATGCGTCTTCAATTACATCATAACCCACGATTGCCATAGCTCTTTTATAGATGTGGGTTGGATTAAACGGTTTGTGCATAACTTATATATTATATGGTTAACAATCTCTTACAGTACTAAGATACGAAATTCTGGTGAGAATTCCTAATTTATTATGTTAAAATTTTGTTAAAAATGTTAAAATTTAGGAAAATTCTGTGTAATCTGTAAGGTAGTCTTTTAAGGCGGGGTATGTCTCTGATTTTAACGCTATCGTTCTTATATTGGTGTCTATGATACCAGATTCTTTGATATTCCCTTGTGAATCCAATACATCATTCATAGGACCTGAAACTTTCCATCTTAATGAAAAGATTTTATATAGGTTAGTATCCAAACCTTCTGGAGTATCAGCTTTTTTAATATCGTCTTGATTTATTTCTATTAAAACATCCTCATCATTTACTTTTTGGGCAAACAGTCTTACCATATACCCATATATCATATCTTTATCTGTGGGTTGTACGGATTTTGGGTTTGGTGTACTACTTTCGTTTATGGTTACTCTTTTTATATTATCATATTCAAAGTTTCTTTCAAAATCAACTCCAAGTTCTGATACATCTTGTAAATCAACATATGGTATTAATTTTTTTGATACACCATCAACAAATGAGGCTTGTGTAAATACTTCACCAGTTGTATATACATGATACTGACCAATATACTCAGTTCTATCAACTAACATATATTGACCACCATCGGTTATCAAACCTTTAGTTATTTGTCCTTTTGTATAATATGCACGTCTTCTTTTATCCATTATATTAATTTAATTTCATTACAGTATTTAAAGTAGTTTCCCAACCACCATCACCATCAAATGAATGTTCAACGCCGATTACTAAAAAATGAACTCCTGCTTTTTGATATGTAGTTGGTAATCTATCTGTTGTAATTGGTGCTAAAAATGGTATACCATGAATACCATCTATTTTTACAGTTAATTTTAAATAAAAAGGTAAAACTGCAGATGAATCAGATTCACCAATTAAATATTTCCGTTGTAAATCTGCAAGTAGAGTTGCTTTATTGTCATTAATTCCATCTTTATTAATAGAATAATATAAGTCCATCATATTTGTTTGAATTGAACTTATTTTAGCCTCACTCGTACGAGATATATCTGGTATTCCTTGTGGGTTCGTAGTCGAATCACCATATAGTTTTTGTAATGGTTTTATGTTAAATTCGCCTTGCTGGGCCCTTCCAACGGTCATCAGCATATTTAACTCTACATCAAAATCACTTACTATATTAATATCCCTAACTATACTATTTTTGTTTAAAACGGAAAATTCATACGGCCCGGGTGGTGGTAATAGTTTTACAGCCGCATTATTAAATATGATATATTTTTTAGAAAAATTAACACCATCACCATCTGGTGTAGTTTGAATATCAATCTGACCACCTGTAAAATAATAAATTTCCTCTGAAAGTTTTCTAATTAATTTTATAGTTGTTGGTGGATTTGGTGACTCACCCTTTCTATTAGATTCAACATCTCTACTTACTATATTATATAATCTATTTACTGTATCAATTGATATTAATATATTTTCAATTGTATTTGAAAATTTAAGTTTGCTAGCCCTATTACCAAAACCACCACTGACATCTTCACCGTAATTAGCATACGACCCTGGTAGTATATATTTACGTGGGTCTGCAGACCCCAATCCTGCACCTACTGCATTTAGAATAGTTGTTAAGAAACCAGGACTAGGACTTGATGTTGTAGTTGGATACCCAAATTTTATATTATCGAACTCCGTATGGAATTCAAAATCTTGTTTACTTCCATGTTGTATAAAGTCTATTAAATCTTTAAATTTTACATAATAAAATGGTGTTGGTGTTGGACTTCCATCATTATTCATTGGTTTCTCCGTAAACCTTGTCATATAATATGGAATATTTGGACTACTACCTGGGGTGGTAGCCTCTGCAATATCACTTGGGCCCATACTCGGCCCCGCAGAAACACCAGTAGGTGTTACCACTTTGAATGCTAATTTTGCAGAAGCTTCTAGTTTTTGTGGTAGTGTTGCACTATTACCATCATTACCAATTGTTGCTTTTTCATCATCACTCAGTTTATACATCTTTGATATAGTTTGTGAATCTATGAATGATGCATTATTTGTTAATCCTTTAATATTACAATCGAATGAACCATCATTATTCATTGTAAATCCAAAATTGTATATATTAATATCAATCGAACCCTCATTGGCCGGATTACCAGTATTATCACCAACCCATCCAAATTTTACGGTGGCCTCTGCGCCAAGTATAAAAAAGTTTTTTTCAACCTCGTCTAGGTCATCTTTGGTGTATACCTTAAATTGTATATCAACCGATGAAATGGCACTATCTACAATATCTGCACCAGTTTCTGAATTTATATTAGCTGATGTTATTATTGGTTTTAATGTTCTTATATCAACAGTGTCTGTATGAAATGAATCTAAATATCCAGTAGAGACGAATAACTCACCAGGTTGTGGTACACTACTTATTGACATAACGTTACTTAGTGGTATTTTTGAAAAAACACTATCAGATTCATTATCTTTAGATATACTATTATCACGTAACGTACCCATTAGTTTAAAATAAGCATACTTTCCATAGTACCAATCTTGTTCAGCATTTTCTACTGCAGATTTTCTTTCATCGAGTGTATCTGCTATATCAGATGGGAATCGTGGATTTAAATCTATCATAACTATTATCTATTTAATGCTCTGTATTCTTGTACTATACTGTTAAAGTTTAGTGGGATTCTTATTTGTTTACCAATTGGTACAGTTAAGTCACCTTTACCAATATTGTTTGCTCTTGCTATAATCCACCAAAGAGTGGTGTCTTTATAATAAACATGGGCAAGATTGTCTAACCTGTCACCTTGTTTACCTACAATATATAAATCTCTGGTACTTTTTTCGATAATAGGATATTTAACTGTCTTAAAATATCTATTACCATTTTTATTTTTTAATATGTCTATATTATTATATCGTTTCATAATTATTTAGTATTTTATGTCGTAATTGGTGTACCATTGAATGATTCATTTTGATTTTGTGTGTTTGTATCAGATATATTATCCCATTTGTCACTATTGAAAGTATAAAACTTACTACCCACCGATGGTGCACGATTTGCATCTAATATCTGTAACCCTATACTAACATCAATACCCCTTGGTAATTCACCTAAAAATGTATCATTATCAGAACCTCTTGGTGATATTTCCCATGACATATCATCCCGCATAGTATATGTTAATGAAGTTATGAATGCTAGTTGATTATAATATAAATTACCCAATCTAAAGTTTATTAAATTACCCCTATATCCATTTGAATCTTCTGGGTATTCGGGCATAGTTAAACTGGCCAAGTGCTGTAATTTATTCCAAATCGGCACCATTTCCACTCGTGATGTTGCTATAACATTAAAATTAAAATTTAAGGTTCTTGAAAAGGATGAATATTTGAAAGCACTGTCGGCTCTACCATTATATTTTACACCTTCCCATGATGGATTAAATGACTCATTAATCCCACTAACAGTGCCACTGAATTGTGCATATTTACTAGCACCCTTAAACCATAGATGTACTATATCATTGGAACTGTTTGCGATATCGTCATCATCATGTACTTCTAATGCATTAACACGATTATGCATACCATCATTATCCTTTGTATCAACACCCCACCATTTACCTTTAGTTGTACCTGTACGGATTTTACCAGGATTACCCATTTGAATTCCGCGGTCTCCAGATGTATCTAAATTGAATTTATCATAACCATTGTTGTCTTCAAAGTCTTTTTTGGTCTGTTCATCCATTTTTAAGACTCTGAAGTCTTTAGGTGTAGTTTCCCCGCTTCTTCGCTCTGGTAGTTTACCATATGAAATTGTTTCGTAATCATCTATTAAAATTGATGGGGTAAGTTGGTCAGATTTTTCTTTACCACTAATGGATGGTAAACCACTAATATCACCTTTACGGCCCGCAAGACCAAAAGTCATTTTTCCGACCGGGTCTTTCGGAACACTTTTCTCGTTAATTATATAGTCTGTATCGTCTGGGGTTGGTGAGTATTTTGCAACTGGAGTGTCTACAATTGGATTAGAAAACGGATTAAATTTTTGTGTATATGCTAACTCACTACTGTTGCCACCAGGGGTAACCGGCATAACGGCTGTACCCGTTTGCCCCGCGATACTCATTCCTGCATCTGCAAGACTTGCTCCCTTACCCGCGGCGGTTGGTAATTTAGGTTTCGGTGCGGCTACAGTTGCCGCATGTGATTTTCCCGTGTTGGAAAATGTATTATAATCATTATTTCTACGGATTGCGGTGAATCCAACTCCATATACTGAATTAAAACCACCAAATTGTGGTAATTTCCAAGAGTCTAATCCCGTTATGGCGTTTCCAATGATTGGTATCTTACTAATAAACTTTACAACTTTTGATAACCCACCACCAGTTTTTTTGTCACCAGACGCAATCATTGATAATTTTTTATACATAAAATCTATATCATCACCAAGTCTCTTAGCTTTGTTTCCATAATAAAAAGTTTCATCAAGTAATGGTATTAATCCAGGTCTCTGTGCATGCAACCCTAAATGTTGACCACCTACTGCAGCTAATAGTCCGACTGGTGTCCAAGCTTTACCATATTTGTTTGTATTTTGTTGTAAAACTTGTCTACCAGACCACATAAGACCTTTTGTTGATGTTAACCAACTACCTATTCGTAAAAAATCCACTGCGGCTCTGGCGGTTGATGTAAGTACACCACCTCTAATATACCCATCATCAAAAGTTTTTAAAGCTTTAGGTGTATGACCAAATTGACCGTAACGTTCTGGTTCACCATCTTTTTTCTGAATACCACTTAACATTAAGGGGTGACCTGATATTATTTGTGTGGGTATCTGACCCAAATCAAGGTAGTCGAGAGCTTTGTTCAGTTCACCGGCCAAAGCACTATACAAAGAACCTACATTATACGAATCATCTTTTAGATTAAACTTATTATAGTAATTATTAAATGGCGATAGATTCTTTATATTATTACTTGAATCCGTTAATTCTGGTATTCCTGCATTCGTATCTGTTGTATAACCACTACCATAGTTAAATCTTGGACTTGACTCTGCTATAAAATCACTTGATTTAAAATTTTGATAACCAGGTCTAAATTTAAAATTAAATTCTGGAAAAGCAGATTTAGCTAAATTTACATCTCTATCATATAAATCTTTAATAAAGGTTGGTTCTTGTAAGTTCTGTATCCCTCTACCAACTTGTTTTAATTTTGGTTTTAATGATAATCTTGATTGTTCCGTAGTATAATGAAAATCATCACCTGGGTTTAGACCACTATATTGTGGTGCTGGTATGGAATCACCAATAGAAAATTTTAGGTCTGCATAACCTGGTCTAAATCCTATACCTGCGTAAAATGCATTTGCTGCTCGTGTAACCCAATGGTCGTTTATAAAACCAGTTCCATCTTGTAATTGTAATAAACCCCTATCAACTTGTTTTAATTTTGGTATATGTGTATCAGTAGTATAATGAAAATCATTACCTGGGTTTAGGCCACTATATTGAGGTGCATGTAGTGCAGAATTGAATTTAAAACTACCATAACCCGGTCTGAAAGTTGTAAAACCATTATTCCATGAATGTATTGCACGAGTTCCCCAATAGTGATTAAGGAATCCCGTTCCATCTTGTCCGGTAAGTATACCGTTTGATGGTATCGCCAATTCCTTAAAAGAATCGGTAGAATATTTTATATCAGGGTTATATCTTTGTGTATCTCCCGTATAAGAACCTATTGGTTTATATCCATCATATCCGGCTGAAAAACTTATCCCTCTTGAACTATTTAAGAAATTACTATATAGAGAATTCGTTGAATCAAAAATTGTATTACTTGGATTTACACCAACAAATTTTGTAGTGTCTACATTATTAAAGTTAAACGTAAATCCAGTTGCTTTATCATTTGTGAAGAAATCTACGGGTTTTGGCGTTGTTTCACCTAAGAATTTAGAACTATTATCAAATGTATTTGGACAAGTTTCTCCTAAGAATCTAGATGAATTATCCATTGATGTTTGATTGGTTTCTCCTAAAAAGTTAGATGAATTATCAAACGTACTTGGATTTGTTTCTCCTAAAAAGTTAGATGAATTATCAAATTTATTTACTTTAGTTCCTTGTTTAGTAGGTGTCTTGTCTGATGCTTCTAAGTTAGGTCTTGACTTTAACATTGAACTTAAAGGAGTTTGATTTTGTTTCTTCTTTAAAGGTTCACGTTTCTTGTTTACCAAAGGGTCTTTCTTTGGCATCCTAAATTTTGATAAGTCTGATTTTAAATCTTTTAAAGCCATTTATTTATCTCCCATATCCAGTTGTTCTTACACTATTTTGTTGTTTCTGTACTTTACTTATTGCTGAAACCACTCTCCCATCCACATTAATCATTACTGGTTGTGTTTGGATATCTTTTCTTAAACCTTTTATTTCACTTATTAAACCATCAAGGTTCATACCAGCATTAGTAATTCCTCCAGTTGCAAAAGACGCACCACCCCCGGCGGCGTTAATTTCTGACAAAATGGGTCTGAAAAGTTTGGTACTTTTTTTATTTATTATAGCTTCCCCACCTTCTAATTCACCAAAGACCGTTTGTATTCCACCATTTGTATGAGAATTACCTTGTAAAACTCCACCTAGTGCGTATTTTGGACCTGACATACGACGCACTTGTTCTTTCAGTTGCGCACGGTCTTCTCGTTGTTTTACAATTTTATCATGGTTTTTTATATTTTTTTCTTGTTGCATTCCTATTGCAAGCTGATTTGTTAATGTTTCTGATGATTGACCTATCATATCAGCAGTCTTATCAAATAGTCTTTGATTTTGTGATAATTGTTTAAATTTTTCTGTACCTATTTGTTTTTGTAAATCCAACTGTGCCGCAGCAATATCCTCTTCAGTTCCAAATAATTGTGCATTTCTTAATGCATTCATATTTACTTTTTTACCAGTGATGAGTCTTAGTTTCATCTCATCCCTCATAGATTTTTCTATATCTAAGCCACCTTTTTTAATTCTATTCAATTCTTTTAAATCAAAACCCCTAGCTTTTAACTCCAATCCTTGTTTGATTAATATTTCTTTTTCTTTGTCGGATGCAAATAATAGTTTTGATTGATTTAGGGCTAGAATTTCATATGCAGTAGATGTATCTGATATTTTATTACCGATTGCTCGATTTGCATTTAATTGTTCTTTTGTTTTATCTACAATTTGAGTTAGTGAAGTTGCAGTTGTACCTTGAAGTTCTAAAATTCTACCTAAATTAATTCCAACATCAGCAGTCACACCCTTTTGTACGAGAAGTGCAACTAATGCAGTTTGCATTGAAGTTGCCATTATACCCGTCTGTTTAGTGATTTCTATGGCAGCGTCTTCCAATTCTTCGAATGACATTGTTAGTAAGTTGGATTGAGCATATGCCCCAGCTATGTTTGCTTTAAATTTAGCACTTTCACCAACTGTAAATCCCATTTCTTTTTTAAATTTTACAAAATCATCATACATACCTTTTACAAAACTGAATGTTTGTTGGAATAAAAAAACCAACCCACCACCTTTGGCCAAACCACTTATCAAATTACCAACAGCACCCCCACTTGACTCAAGTAACGATAGCCCTTGTTCTTTAGCTTCTGATGATAGTTTAGAATACATTGATTCTTCTTTGGCCACCTCTGCAAGTTCTTTTTGAGCTTGTACCATTTGTTCGGTCTTGGAAAGTGTTTTTATTAATTTATCAATACGGTCTTCGTCTTGTTTTTTTAACGTATCACCTGCTTTGATTTTTAACATTAATAAATCATTAATGGTATTACTTGTTTCTTGTAATTTAACAGAAATATCTTGTTCACCCTTCAATGTATTTAAAAGGTCTTTCTGAATATTGACAGCTTCTTTCATATTCGCAGTCTTACGACCACGAGTTTCCAACCCATCTTTTGCAGATTTGATTAATGCATTGGTTATATTGACTTCAGATTGAAGTAGAGCCTCACGCTCTTTCATATTTTTAAGACGTTCAGCCTCTAACTTTCGTAATTCCTCTTGTTGTGACCTTTTTTTATTATCGTCATCCGCCATGACTTATTCCTTATTTTTTAAGTGAATAGTATGTACCAAGTGCTTGTGATAACTTTCTTAAATTTTCGCTTTCATCATCATCCTCTTGCGAATCTATGAAATCATCAACTGATTTTTTAATATCTAGTTGTTTTTTTTGTGCAGCTTGTTTTTTCTTTTCCAAATCAGATACAGTTTTCAGTAGTCTTTTTGCTTTAGCTCTGTCTTTGAACTTATTGATTGCAGAAATTAAATCATCAATCATACCTTCATTGATTCCTGCATATAGTAACCGTTCTTTAAGTTCTGATTTTTTTATTTTTGACATAATGTTCCTTTTAGTTTATATACTATAAATATAGAAATACCCAACATTTGTGTTGGGTATCTTTATCTATTCGACTTTCTATTTATTTTTTTATTCTGCTCTTCGTAAACTTTTTTCTGTACTTGTTTAAATTCAACTATTTTAGATATATAAAACTTCCTAGCCCATACTGGCATATTATATACATCTGAAAAGGTGAATCCACCATTTCCATGATATATTAAGTCAAAAATATTAGAATGTAACTGTTGTCTATATTCAGGTTTTAGGCCAAAAAAAGGAAGTGCCCATTGGCAACAACATATCCCCCCTTTCCCCAGTCTCTTCAGATACAAATTCATAAGTAAGGTCAATGTCAGGGGTGACATCGTTAACAAATGTTCTGAGTGCTTTAGAATCTAATGCAAATAATTCATTATCCACAAAATGATTTATAACTTTCTGTTCATAATCATCATCAACCGATAAAATAATATTTTTAAGTCGTGTAGTCAATTCACGAGATGTACTATCTTTTAACTTACGATTTCTTTTTATGATAGCATCGTTTTGTTTTTTTATTCGTTTATCTACTAATTCAGTCATAACCATAAATGTTATCTTTCGACCTGAATGTGGTAATATAAACTCAAACTCATTTTTATTCGGCTCTATCTGTTTTGATGAATCGTATGGTTTATTTTCAAACTGAGTCAAGTCAATAGTATCAATTTGTTTGTTGTTTGAAAATGGGTCAAATATCTCAACCTCATAATCTTTACCATAACCCAATATACGAGCGGCTATCATAATGGCATTTTTATCACCCGTTGTTAAATCATTATATCTAATCGGTATACCTTCACCATTACCAACTATTAATGATTTAAATAGTCTATCTAAAACTGAACCATCTCTAATATATGACGATGTAGTTAGAATATCCTCTTCTTTTGCTGTCATATACTTCATTTCAACACGACCACTTGATAATGGGTTGTCTGACGGGTATAGCAATCCGTTTGATGGTAATTCAATTACCTCTGTTGGGAATTTATACTCAGATACTTTTTTTTGTTCGTATTGTTGTTTTGCAACACGAATCATTTCTTCATTAGATATCGGAGTTTTGTAGTCATCTTGTAACTCTTTACTCATGTTTCTCCTTTTAAAACTTATTGGTTAACTTTATATAAATATTAAAATTTTTATTTATAAAACAAAAAACCCCAACATAACGTTGAGGTTTCAATTTTCAATTTATATTTATCAATCAGAAATTAATATTGTAGTATTGCGTAGTCGTATCTTAATGTTATATCTACCGTTGAAATACCATCACCACCATAATCCATATCAGAAAATTTAGCAGTTGTGATAAATGCACCTTTCAATGTCCATTCCTCTACTTTATCACCAACTGGACCTAAACTGTTAAATGTAATATCTTTTTTGTAAAAATCAGAGTATCCATCTCTACCAGTTACTGACTCATGGTGTAATCTTACCCATTCCATTGTAGCTTGAGCGGCTGATGGTACTACTGCATCATACAGTGATACTGATATTGCAGTCCACTCACTTTTACCTTTAACATATCTCTTAACATTTATATGGTCAATTGGAATTTCACCATTGGTAACTTCAGGTCTTCCAGATGATTTTACCAAATATGCTGGTATTCCCTCTATGTACATAATGAACCTATTTGCCGTTTTTGGTTCAAACGATGTGAACATTATTTCATTCGGGTCTATTAACTGTGCCATTTATATTTCTCCGTTGTTGTTTTCATTCTTTATTATAAATATTACCATTCTAAAAAATATTCAGTTATTCTGGAAATGCTGCTCCAGTTGGTAGTATGTTAAAGTCAAGAACAATAAATTCAGCTGTCTTCGTTGGTTGTAAGTATATCTCACCTAACAGAATGTTTCTATCTATTATGTCAGGTGTATTATTTGTTTCATCCATCACCACCTTAAATGCGTACAAGCCTTGTCTTTGTTGGATTGATTCTAAATAAGGATTAACAATTGACAAGAATCTGTTTCTTGTTGCTGATGTATTTTGTTCAAACACCAAGTAACGAGTAGAAGATGCGATAAATTTCTTAACTGCTATCAATAATCTTCTTACGTTGATTCTATCCAATGCTGATGGTTTGGCTTGTAATGTTTTCTGTCCAAATACAGTTACACCTTGTCCAGGAAATGTTGCTATTGGATTAACTCTACCTTCATAAAGGTCATCTCTCTCTGTACGTGTTAATCGTGTCTTAGCTTCTATAACAGTTGTTAAACCACCACGACTTAATCCTGCTGGTGCAAACCACTCTGCTGACACTTTGTCATTAAATGCTATAACACCTGGTAGAACCACTGATGGCGGAACCCATACTGGTTTATTTTTATCTGAATCTAAAATCTTAACCCAAGGATAATATGTTGCAACATAGTTAGAGTCAAATGTTTCTACTGCATTAGTTGCTGTTGAAATAGGGTCATCTATATCAAATCCATCCATAACATAGAATGTATCTTGTCTATCTTCGCACATATCTTTAGCGAATGTTGTTACTGATGAATGTAGTCTGTGAATAAGACCTGGTATTACTAACATATTTATATCAAACTCATCTGGATTAGATATTGCATTAATTGCTTTTCTAAATGCAACTGTTCCCGTTGCTGTTGCAGATGAACAATCCCACCCTTGGGTGTTTCCACCTGCAATGTCTGCGCCGGTTGAAACCGTTCTATGTGGTTTAAATCCATCAAACCCACCTTGAAATGGAACTAAAAATTTCTTAGATGCTAGTCCCGTATTAGTCGTTAAATCAATTGAACCACTATATGGTGATGTTGAATTGGGCCAGTTAGCACCTGCTTCTTGGGAATAATCTCCTAAGTAGAATGCTGAACCAACTGTACCAGGTGACCCATCGGGTGTTGGAGCTAAGAACTCAAGATTATCAGTAGTTGCGAAATCAAAATCCAATCCCCAATATTTTTTAGCATTATAAGTACTATTTATTTGTTGTGCTGATACATATGTTGGGTTTGGTGGAGTAAGGTTTGGCCCTATTGGATTTACTAATGCGGCAAAACCAAATGGTACGATTGACGGGTCTATACCTTTATTGGTAACTACAGCTGTCATCTCAACTCTAATATTTTTTGATAGATTTTTGTAATCACCATTCGTTGA